CGTTTAATTGTTTTAATAGATTTTTAGCTTGATCTTTAGAAACACCAACTCGAAGTTTACCATCATCAGTAATGACCTTTGACACTTTAGCTAAATCACTAGTAACTCCAAGTAATTTATTAACTGTACCAAAATTTTCTTTACCCAGCTGTACTAATGTTTCTTCAAGATTTACTATGGACTGTAAATCCTCCGCTTGGCCTTTATATGGTCTACCCGTTTTAGCTGCCATTAGATTTCCTTTTGGATTTTATTAAAATCCTGATACTCCAGAATACCGTTTCTGTAATTCTTTTTTATTTTTTTTAATATATACTTCCATATCTTTTCTATTTTTTTCCAATTCTTTCACTTTTTTAGCAAATTCTGGATCTTTGGCAGATAATTGTTTTATAGCTTGGGATTTCGCTTGAGCGGCAATCGAACCAAAAATAGCTCCTATAAATTTACCAACTAAACCTTCTTTTTCTTTTATTATATATTTAGGCATTTTAATCTCCAAATTGAATTACTAATAATAAATATCAATTAATGTAATTTATGTCTATCCATTTCTTTCTTAAGATCATTAGCTTCTTGCTGATAAAATGTCTGAAGCCGTTTCAAGTAAAAAGAACGTAAATATATAGGTAAGTTATACACATCACTAAAAGTGAAGCCACCTTTAGAATGTAATATTAATTGAAATATTTCTTCGTGGATTTGCGGTTTATATTCCGGCGGAAGGCCAAAAAAATCGGACGGTGACTGGAATCGTCACCACATTCTCCTTTCCAGCTGAATCCACAACTGTTGCACTCATATCAACATCTGGTGTTATTGATGATAAGTATTGTCTAAAAGCAAGAGAATCTCTGGATAAAAATTCGTTATCGATAAACTTATTTATATATCCTCGTTCTGATTTACCATCAACTGAAAGTATCATCTTCTTTAACCGAGTGGTAAGTTCTGAACTTTGCTCTTTAGATATTTTCTCTTTTGCAGTTAATTCATCTGAAATTTCTTTCTCATCACTACCAGTTAATAACTTAAAAGTAATTGGTATCTTTGTAGTTGGTAATTCAAATTCAAATTCATTCTTACCTTTCTCAAATTGATCAAAATCTATATCTACCGGCTCAAGTACTGATAAATCAATTGTATGTTCTTCTCCGTCATATGTAATATCATAATCCTTCCCATAACCAAGAACACGAGCAGCAACCATAATTGCATTCTTATCACCAATCAGTAAATCATCAATTTTAATTGATTTATCTACAATTAATGATTCCAACAATTTATCAATTACTGTGCCTTGTTGTATCAGATTTTGTGAAGTTAAGATATCTTCTTCTTTTGCTGTCATGTATTTTACTTCTACTTTACCACTTGACAGCGGATGATCATCAAAGTAAAAGTATCCCTGTGATGGTAAATCCACCATTTCAGTGGGGAATTTGTAATCAGCCATAACTGACTCCTCTATTGTTAATTGTTAATAACCTTAAATATAACTATTTTAGTATGAATATTTATTTTTTAGATATTGTATCCCAAATTGGTTTTAATATCATATCAAAAATAACGTCGTCCTTTTTAGATGGACTTAAACGTACAATTTTCTCGATAACATAGAATGCTAACAGCACCCATTCCCAATTTGCTACTAACCAATCACTCATTTTATTTCTCCATTATTTATCTAAATTATTTTGCTATAACAGTTAAAGTAATACTTTAACTAAAATTGTAAAATTGCATAATCATATCTCAAGGTAAGCGTAATCTCAGCTGGATCATTTTCTGCATAACTCAAATCACCAAAATTAGCACTTTCAATATAAGTACCTTTCAATACCCACTCTTCAACTACATCACCAACTGGACCAAGAAGATTAAATGTAACATCTTTCTTATAAAAATCTGAATATCCATCTCTACCTGTAACTGATTCGTGTGATAATCTTATCCATTCCATTACTGCTTGTGCTGCTGATGGAACTACAGGATCATATAAAGTAACATCAATTGGTTGCCATGCGCCCTTACCTTTAATATACCGTTTTACATTAATGTGATCTAATACAATTTCTTCAAACTGAATTGATGGTCTATTAGCAGTTTTAATTAAATACGCTGGTACACCTTCTATATACATAATAAACCGATTCTTTGTTTTCGGTTCAAAGGGTGTAAACATTACCTGGGAAGGATCTAATGTTGCCATTCTATGTTCTCCTATAAAATTTATTATTCATACTCATAAATAAATATCAATAAACTAAATTTTTAATACAAAATCATTCTTTGTGATAAACCTACACATTTTTTACTACAATAAACTTTATTGTTACTTGTAAATTCCACATCACACTGCTTACATATTTTTTTATTCATATTTTTATTTAACCCATCTTAACTATAACTATAATTATAGAATAATGTAAAAAAATACCGAAAATTAATTCGGTATTTTTATTGTTTAATTTGTTATATTAAACTATCCTTCAAACGTTGCACCCGATGGTTGAACCACAAAATCCAAAACAATAAATTCTGCCGTACGCGTCGGTTGGATAAAAATCTGTCCTACTAACTGATTCCTATCAATCACATCTGGAGTATTATTTGAATCATCCATAACAACTCTAAAAGCGGATAATCCACTATTTTGTTGTACTTGTTCAAGATACGGATTAACAATATTCAAGAAACGATTACGTGTCGCCTGACTATTCTGTTCAAAAATTAAATAGCGACTTGTACTAGCTATAAACTTCCTCAATGCGATTAGTAATCTTCTAACATTTATTCTATCTAGCGCTGATGGCTTTGATTGTAATGTTTTCTGACCGAATACTGTTACACCTTGACCTGGGAATGAAGCGATTGGATTAATTCTATTCTCGTATAGATCATCTCGTTCTGAATGAGTTAATCTGGTTTTCGCTTCTAATACTGAACTTAATCCACCACGATTTAGACCGGCTGGTGCAAACCATTCATGAGATACTCTATCAGTATACGATATTACACCGGGTAATACTACTGACGGTGGCACCCATACTGGTCTTGATGTGTCCCTATCTACTATCTTAATCCAAGGATAATATACTGCAGCGTAATTAGTATCTAATGTTTTAATTGCTGCCTTTACTGTACTAATTGTGTCACCTATTCCGGCTGCATCCATTATATACATTGCATCTGCTCTTGATTCTACTTTACTGATAGCATGATTTGTTACTGTTGAATGTAAGCCATGAATAACACCTGGTGTTACTAATAGATTAATATCAAACTCATCTGGATTACCAACTGCGTTAATAGCTCTTTTATATGCTACTGAACCGCTTGAAGTTGATGTTGAGCAATCAAATCCTTGTGTATTAGTACCACTAATATCTGTACCTGTATTGCGAGGTGTTGCTGGATTCATTCCGTCAAATCCCCATTGTAAAGGTACAGCAAACTTTAACTGTTGAATTGCAGATCCACTTAATGATAGTTTACTACCTGCGCTTGTATAAGTATCAGACAATGAAGTATCAAAACTATTATTACCAAACATATCTTCTAGACTCATAGATACATTACTACCTACTGTAGCAGTCTTTGCTACTGGAGCCAAGTATTGTCTTGAATCTTCATTATCAAAATCAAATCCATAGAATATACTGGAATCAAAGTTACCATCTGTATCATTCTGGTTAATTTTAATTGATCCTGTTGGTACTCTTGTGCCTCCTGGTACTGTATTCTTAATTGCGTCAAATCCCATCGGTACTACTGTTTTTGGAAACTTAAATACTCCGTCCTCTTCCATATCAGCATAATCACCGACTCTAATATGTTTACTTATATTAGGATAATTACCATAATACGTTAGTTTTCCATTTGAATCGATTTCGACCCATCTATCACCAATGCGTTTTGCAAAATAGTTAGATGATGCGGGATCAAATGTTAATGAATCAAATTGTTCTAATATGTCATTATCGTCATTACCACCTGGATT